GCAGTTTGCCAGTCGTTAAATCAAACCGAGCAACGGCGTTATCCGTAGCCGAGGCAGGACCGTACACATCGCCCGATGCAGCGGTAGACCAAGACAACACACCTGATCCGTCTGTAATCAACGCCTGACCGCTTGTACCGTCATCTACGGGTAAGGTAAGGGTGTAGCTAGTAGCAATCGTGCCAGGCGCTTGTAGGGCTACATACTGCCCTCCTGTTGTGTCCTGTAGGCGTAGATCACCTTGGGCTGTAATGTCTACTTGCGTAGCTACTACTGTAGATGGGGTTGTAGCGCCGATAGTAGTACCGTCTACCGTACCGCCGTTAATATCTGTTGTGGTAAGTACGGACGAGCCTAGTGTTACCACACCCGTAGAGTTAGCAATAGAACCCGCAGCCGTACCGTCCTTAGCCTTTAGGTTTGTAGCCTCTAGGTTAGTAGTATCTACAGTAGTAGAGTTAACGGTAGTAAGCGTAAAGGTATCGCCCGATGCGCCTGTCTGCATATCCTTTAGCTGAGCCATAAGCTCACGGATAGCATTGTTAATACCGGATGGAGCGCAGCCTTCTGCAATGTCGATACCGTCAATGTCGGTGTTATCGCCTGGTGTTGCGCTGAATTCTGAAATCTTTGTGCGTGCCATGTTTATTCCTTATTTCTGCTAACTTCACCAGTTTGGTAAAGCAAGTTGTAAAGTTCTGGGTCTAGTAAAAACGGGACTCGTTTAGCGGTATCAACACCCCTTGCTGTCATTCCGGTAATAAACGCACCCTCACCAACCGCTCTAGGGGATGATGACAATGCAGATATAGCAGCAGCAGGAACACCACCTGCTAGATACGACAAGCCACCAGCAGGAATAGCTGTAGCTCCTTGAATTCCACGAGGCACAAGTGATTGCAATGCTTGTCCGGCAATACCAGGCATCATCATCTGACCACCTTGTTGCTCTAACTCTTTACCAAGACGAACTCGTGTGCCAAAGTTTGTGTTTACATTATCCCGCATCAAAGATTGCAACTTACGCATAGAAGTATCGGCAGAGGCTTTGTTGCCAAGTGATAGAGCCTTTTCAATTTCTCTGATTTGATCTGAAGCAGTTGAATACTCACGCATAGTGTTTGCGTAGACAGGCGCTTGTTTTGTGATTTCAGATTTAATTGAATTGTAAATCTTATTTACAGTGTTATAAGAGTTTGTCTTTGGATCAAGTTTATCCAACACAGCTCCAACAGATTGCTTAAGTGCATCAAGACCTTCAGGAGTATGGTAAACAGCAGGATCAAGTGCTTTCCATTCGTCCACTTTAGACACAACTTCTCCTAAAGCGTCAGCCGCAGCTTGATCTACAATTTTTCCTTTAAATTGAGTTCTGTTTGCGGCATCTGAAACACTTTTATCAATATTTCCAAAAGACAAAATAGATTTGTCATTTTTAACATCAACCATACCAGATGTGTATGCGTTGCTTTTCTGAATACGCAATTGGTCTAGGTTTTGTTTAGCAGAATTTAATACATCTGTTGGATCAGCTCTACCAGATATGTTTGCCCTAAACTGAGCGGCTTGTTCACCACCTTGTCTACCGGCGCTAAATGCTTGTCTAACAGCCTCTCCGCCAGCTCCAGTAGTAATACCCAAAACAGGAGCAGCAGCTTTACCTGTTAAACCAACCAAACCTGAAGCGCCTTTAATGGTTGCAGATAATGGATCAATCATACTCCCGGCAGAGCTTAATGCCTGTCCAGCGGCCTGTACTGGAGCAAGCGTTGCTCTACCACCTGTAGCAGCTCCAGCAAGCGCTGAAGTACCACGCAAAGCAGCACCTCCACCATAAAGAATAGAGGAAGCGTCAGCCAAAACTCCTACAGGGTCTTGAGCAATAGCTTTCTTAATTCCCTCTTCGCTACCATAACGATCTAAATAAAACTGACCTACTTGTTTAAATACTTCTTGCGACTTTTCATCTTTACCAATAGCATTTACTATTGATTGTGGAAGCAAGGATTGCAATGCACCAGCACCAATATCTAATACTGTTTTTGCAGTCTGTACAGGATTTGTTACGGCCTCATATAAACCTGAAACCAAATTACCAGCGGATTTAGGAATATTAGTAATTGCTTGAGAAGCAACATCACCCCATTTCTCAGGGACTTGTTGAGATTGTTGTGCAACAAATGTTTTTCGAGTTTGATTTAATGCTTTTTGATAAGCATCGTACTCATCACTTGCCTCAACTACAACCATCCCGTCTGGAAGATCAACCTCAAACTTAGCCATTATTGAACTCTCCTAACTGGAACAGGTGGCCCAACACGATACAGCTCTAATTGACGCTGCATATCAGGTTGAGTTTGAATAAACTTATCAAGCAAAATATTGTGTTGAGAAATCCTAGATGTTGAAGATTTCTGAATAATCCCAAGAACCTGTTTAATTTCAGCTGGAGAAAGTTGCGTTGGGTCAACAGAAGCGGCACGTCTTAGAATTCCACGCTCATTTTCTGTTAATGAACCCTGACCTCGCATTTTAGCCGCAGCATCAAGCTCAAGCTGTGCTGCACCCTTAATAAGTGCAGCAGTATTTTGCAAAGTCTCTTCTTGACTTTTACCGCCCACACCAATCTTTTGACCAATTCGAGTAAGAGCTGTTTGGACTGTTGAGCCAGGCCCTGTAAATGCTTCATCAACAATAGGCAACATATCAGAAACAGTAGCAAGAGTATCCGCAGCACCTTGAGCAGATGCTTGGCTACCTTGAATTAACTCAACTTGCGAACCAGCAAGTTTAGTGCCAAAACTTTCACCATATTTGACGTTTACGCTGGGCGCACCGGCTCGTGCAATAGATAATTTTTGTTGAATTGCAAAGTCGTTAGCTTGTTGGCGCTGCTCAGGTGTCAATTTAGACACATCTGCCGTACCAAACAAATTAAGCGCTGCATTACCAATCTCACCCGTAAACGCAGCAGTTTTACCTTGCAATTGTTCAGATAGTTTTAAGTATGTGTTAGCGTTTTTAGGATCAAGCAATGCCATCTTTTGCAACTTAGCAATTTGTGCGGCAGCATCACCACCCTGTCCACCTTGGCCTGCACCCATGCCGCCCATAGCACTCATCATTTCCTGCTGGATAGCTTGTTGGCGAGCCTGTTGTAGTGCCTGTTGCGACATTTGCTGACCGGACATAACGCCCTGTCCTAATGCCTGACCTAACGAGGTAGGAGTAAGGGATGGGCCACCAGCTTGCAATAATGAAGTACCAAGTCCTAATAGACCTGCTTGCTTTGCACGAGCCATAGGGTCTTGATCGTCCCCCATGCCGAGCAATCCGCTAATAAAGTCTGCCATGTTTACCTCAGATTAAAGATTGTGGACGTTTCATTTGTTGCATTTGTTGCAACTTCATTATTTCGTCAAAAGGATTCAGGATATTAGGAGCTTGCCCACGCCGAATCTGTGGCGCAGGAGCTTGACCCTGCATTTTTTGCTGTTGCATCTGCATAGCTTGTTGCATCATGCTATAAGGATTTTGTTTTCCTGCACTAGCTTTCTGCGTAGCAATCAAATTCATAATGTCATCTTTCGACATATCCTGAATTTGGCTCATATCCGGCGTGCCATCTGGGTTAAACATTCCCGACATAATCTACCCCAAGAGTCCAAGTAATCCCGCACCTGCGCCGATACCTGCGCCTAGTGTCCCACCGCCCAATGCCGCACCTAAGGAAGCACCACCGAGCACGTTAGCGCCTTGGTTACGATAAATAGGCTGAGTCGTTTGCTGACCCATAGGAGCACCGTAAGCAGCCGACAGGAAACTTTGTAGTTTGGCTGCGGGTAGGTTCTGTTGGAAGTTGTAGCGTTGCATAGCGTCTGCGAGAGCCGCTTGCTGATAGCTTTCCTGAGCCTGTCCGACTTGATACAGTTGGTTAATGTCCTGATAGTCTGCCTGAGCCATTTGTGGGCCAAGTTGAGCAGCCGCTAACTGACGCTGATAGTCAGCACCATATAAGTTACCAATGTTGCTTTGTGCAGCCTCTTGGCGTGCTCGTTCGGCATCGTAATTCTGATAGGCTAGTTTACCTGCCGTATCTGTCAATGCACTAGCAAATGTACCTGCCGCACGATCCTGTAGCTGACCCATAGCGCCTGAGCCGTAACGTCCTGCTCGGCTTGTATTGGATGCCACTTGTTGCATTTGGTCTTGGAATGTCGTACCCGCAGCACGAGCAGCAGCGTCAAACGCACCGCTAAAGAATGGATTACCAGTTAGGTATTCTCCACCCGCCGTAGCTTGCATCTGTTGGATAGCAGGGTTAAAGGTATTCTGCATTGCCCCGACAGTCTGTTGCGACTGAGGTAGTAATGGGTTTCCTTGTACGGCACGATTAGCGCCAAACTGTAGAGCCTGTTGCGTAGACTCGGTAGGCGATACATAGCCCTGACCTGGGTAATAACCAGGCACGCTAGGGTTTTGATATAGCTTTTGCGCTTCTGATAACCCATAAGCAATATAAGGTTGCATTGCTGGGTCAATCTGCTGCGTGACTACCTGCTGTGTAGGTGTGCTTGAACCACTCATTTCAACTCCTTAACCCATGTACGGGGTATAAATCCTAATTTAGTTGCGACCTTTGACCATCCGGCTCGGTTTGTATCAAAAGTGATACGCCTCGCTCCCGTTTCTCTTGCAATCTTTTCTATCTGCTCAACACCGTCTACCAATAAATCACTTTCAACAGCCCAAGCGCACCAAACATGGCAAGTATCTCCACTTGGTTCAAGGATAAAAAACCCGTCAGCGTTGCCATTTTCCGATTTAACCAGCCATATATGCGCTTGCTGATACATCGCTTTGGCATATACATCCTCAGGCATCCAATCCTCTGGGGACTTCCGCAAGATTTTGTTGAGTCCAAACTTAATAAAATCCCAATTCTGCTTGATCGTGGCGAGCGTGACATATTCGTATCTCATCCGACTATTACATACCCGTAAGTTTTGTTAGCTGTTGAGTTTGCAAAATGTGAAAGGGTAGCGCTTCCATACGTCTGTGCGGAAATGTACACATTTGAGTACGATAGCGGAGCAACATACTGTAGGGTAGCAATGACAGACGGAGTAGCGGGTCTTGTAGGCGTTGTTTGTGCAGCTATGTATTGCAGACTAACCGTGGTGCTTTCTGTAGACCAAGCCATCTCGATATAATCGTTAGCCTGTAGCTCAAAGTAAAAGTTAACCGCAAACACCGAGCGCCCGTCTGTCGAACCATGCTTAGACGGGATCGTTAATTCTGTATTGCTGTTAACTATTGCCGAACCGTTTTTCTTAAACCATACCGATACGGCATGAGCTTGCGAGTCTGTATTCGTAAATTGAATACTTGTTTGAAAGTTATAAATACCGTAATTCTTAACGGTTAACCTAGAACTACTTACTACGCTTATACCGTTAGCAAAGTCTGTAGTGTTGTAGGTTACTTGGTACTCTGTGTTAGCTGCCGCAGCGTTTTGGTCTGTAAGGTCTTGAAACGACCCGTAAGGCGTTGAATCTGCTTCCGCAGCATCAGATGTAGGGATAACAATAATAACGCTGTCAGGGCTTATACGCTCGTTGTAGATGGTAGTGCTTGTGGCATCTCCCGTAGCAAGCGTAACTGAACCAGTATTGTTTGTTTTACCGTCCATCATGTTATTGACAACTTCTGCAATAGCACGAGCGTCACCTCCCTGTGGAGGTAATCTACGAAACATCATCTTGCACCTACCGGAGTAGCGTCTACATCAATTGCCACTAAATGCTTCCATTGATCGCCAGTAGGTACTATTTTAAGCCTATGATAGCGTCCGACAGAGCGTAAAGAGACTCTATTTTCACTACTAGCAGGGGTCGTAGCCCCAAATATCACTTCCGTATCCAATCTGTTGCGTGAAAACACCGCTACGTTAGCCGATCCGTTGTCTACCTGTGGTCGAGCGAGTTTAACAATAGACTGTGCGCCTGATTGAAAATCTCCCGTCTGCACATCCGCTGTCTTGGGCTGTCCGGTAAATGTGTAAATTCTTGCAGCGTCCACGCCAAACAATAGAATCTTGCCGCCAGACCATAAACGGGAGTCCAAGCTAGTAGTTAGCGAGTCCATTGTCCCGTATGAGTCCAAACCTTCTAGCGTGATACTTGCGGATGCCGCTGTTGCTACAAAAGTAGTAGTCATGTCTGCGTGCGACCAGCGGTTAGTCTGCCAGTTATAAATCAGCATAGACTTCTGGTTAAATGTGTCCGTATATCCCCAGATAACAAGGTTGTTAATCGGGTCGATAGCCGCACTCATTTGGTCAAACAAGCTAGTGTTAGCGTCCTTAAAAAAGAACCGATCCACTCGCTCAGTACCGATGGGCTTAACCGTCTGACCGTCACACATATAGAACCCGTCATCCGACAGGAAGTAAGTAATCGGGCCGTACTGCACAATCGAGCGAGG